TAAGTCTTTTGACAGAAGTCTAAAAAGTCTTCTTCATTCAAAAAGCTACTTTTTGGATTCATTGTTATATTAATGCATGCAGCCACAATCGGTCCCACTATTTAATGAAGATTCACCACTGGGTACGATTGCGATACTAAGTTTCTTTAAGAAATTTGGTTGTTTGGTAACAGTAACAGATAAAGATAAAGAATGTCCTAATTTTTCTTTAATTCCATCACCTTGACTGAAGCCTTTTACACTTACATCATCATATGGGTTCTGACCATATACACCAAGTTGAGGGCTACCATATTGAACTAAATCGAACAAGTTTAGTCCGTCTTGCAATGCAGCCTTGTAACCAAAATCAAAACCAAAGTGGTTTAATTTTTGCTTGATTACTGCCATTACTCCATCTGGATCAATGTATTCTCTTGATGAAAAACCATAAAGCATTGCATTAATAGCATCAAGTGAATGAGGAAGCTTTATATTAAAAGTACCTTTGTCAGTTAATGCGGATTGTCCTAGTTTACCTTGAGGATCACCAATGTAAAGTCCACCACCAAAGGTTTGTTCTGGTGCGTTTTCTTGTAATACGTTAATTTTGGTTAATAATTGTTTAAATTTCATTGGTGTTCTTTATATTTAGTTCTGAATTATTTTCTTATTCATCAAACCATATAAATTGGGATTATATGGTTTTGTAAGTAAAGAATTCAATGTATTGGCAGAAATAGCCTTAGTTACATTTTCTAATTTATTATCTGGTAAAACCTCTGTACTCTCTTTTAACATAGAAGATACTGATTGAGTGCTCCAGGTCCTACAAGCCCAGTAGCGAGCTTTCCAGCGCGGTCCAGGGGTGTCGCAATTGTGTCTTGCACGGAAATTGCGACGACGAGCTGGATTATCTCGTTTAATTTCCATATTAGGGTCACCAAAATTAACTTTAACCACATTACCTTTATCATTCTTTACAAAAACTTTATACTTTTTAACATCACCAGCCATAATTTTATTTAATTTGACTTTTTTGTTTCCATCTTCACATATTTCAATTTTTTCATTGTATTCATTATATGAAGTCTCTTCAATATTATCTACAAATCCCATTACTGTGTTAGCTTCAAAAATTTCAGTACTTTCACAATTATTATTTAAAAAAGTTACATGATAAAGCCCATTAGACTCTTCGATATAATCTACTTCTAACATCTGACCAGATTCATTGATAATCACATCGCATGGAAGCAATTCGTGTGCTTCAATTGTATCAAAATTCATTGTAAATACATTAGAAGCACCTTCTACTGCAAACACATTATAAGATTCTTTAATCTCAGAAACACCAGATTTTACAAATACTGGTTTCTTACCTTTGCTCTCGGTAGTTTCTTTTTTGCTTTTAATAGTTTTCTTATCAGCATTGCGCTTTTTAATAGAACTATTCTTGGCAGCTTTTTTAGCTAGCCATTTACCAAGTCCTGTTTCTGCAAATATCTTTTCAAGGAGAATGTTAACATTTTTAGAATTCATGATTAGTTCCTATTTTGTGTTTCACCTTTATGGTGGCCATTATCAGCTCTATTTTCAGAACGATCCCGAACACGTAAATTCTTTACATTGTTTGAACCACCATTACGAATAGCATTTTTATGATCAATATCTTTTTTAGATCCTTTTTTAACAACTCCCTTTTTGATCATCAGTTCACGTGCAGCAGTTCTTGAAGCACGTTCTTTTTTCTGCTTGGGTTTACCGTGGTAATTCTTATATTCTTTTTTATAATTTCTTAAATACTTTTCTTCTAGATTATCCGCGATGATATCTTCAAACAAAGGAATAAGATATTCTGTATTTTCAACAGTATATGCGTAAATTTTATTTAAAATTGGAATCAAACATCCAGCACGTAGATCATCTTCTTCTAAAAGAAGAGGACCATAATGTTCAATCACATTTCTTTCCGTGTCAGAAATAATGTTAACTTTATTCAATTTGGACAATAAAAAATTATTTGTCAAAGATTCAATAAGCATTTCATTAATAACAAAGTAATTTTCACCTAACAATTTATCCGTAACAGTTTCAGTTTTGTTTACGGGAATCTTAATTGTCTTTTTTCCAATAGTAACATAATTATACTCTATTGAATTGATATCTTCAGGTTTAAATCCAGGAAGTAAACTAGCGTTAATATCAAAAGATAGATTATCAATTGAATTTTTAACAATTAATGAAAGTGGCTCAATAGATTTTCTATCTACAAAAAGTTTATTTGTATTCTGTGTGTCTTCTTTACCCTCAACTACGGTTTTCCACTTTTGTAAATTCTGAACAGCCGACTTTTTATAGGTGGATATGTTTGAAGTATCCATTGCAAATTCATTTTGTTTGATATCGATTGAGGCAGTTTTAGCAACCTCACTCATATAATCATCAGACATTGGAAATACACCATTGGTTGTTATAATATGGTTTGGTGCATTCTTTGGGTCAACCATACCATCACCACGTAAAGATGTTTGTAATATATTCTTAGTTAAAGAAACCAAGAATGAATTCTTTTTTCCACCTTTAAATAAATCATTACCAGCTTTTTTAATTGAACCTTCGTATGCTGAAACAGATGCTGCAGGATTGATTTGACCATTTTGATCAATTACAAAACCTAAACTCTGTCCAGATGGAGAAAATATTTCTTGTGATTGAAATTTCTTTACTAATTCCGGATTACTAAGAATGAGTTGAATTGATTGATCAGGCAACAACTGTGGAGAAAATTTATCACCAAATGAAGTTACATCTGCTAGAAGTTTCTTAACATATGGATCTGATTTTGCAAGTTCTGGATCCATGAGTGTTTTTGTCAACGCATTACCAATAATACCTCTAACAATTTTTCCACTTTGATTTAAAGCGTTTGTGCTCATGGTAAATTCACCACCAGCAGAAATCTTGAATTTGTATTCACCACATTGTAATTCTGGAACACCATCAGAATACATACTAGAATTACCAGATTCAACTGTAGTTAACAAATTTTGGATACACTCATCACCGATTTGTGATAGAATCTTATTTGCTTGTAAAAAAGCTGTCTTAGTAAAATCTAAAGAATTTGCTGATCCAGAAAATAATGCATTTAATTCTTGTTCACTGGCACCAGCTTTTAATTTGGCAGCAAAAATTAAAGCATTGATTACTTGTTGATTGTAAGGTAGATTTGAAGTAGTATTGATACCAAATTGGTTACTCAAAGCTTCAAAGGTAATATTATCAAATTCTGAAGATTTTTTAGGAGCTCTAATGCTCTTAAAATATTCTTGTTGCAGATCTAATGGCATAGATGCCATTTGATTGGTATCCATACCTTGCATGGCTTGCAAAATTTCTTGTTTGGATAAGCGTTTAGCTTTCTGTGGCTGTTCTTCTTTGGTTTCTGGCTCGCCCTGTTTAGTTTTTTTAGGCTTACCATCTTCTGTAGGAGTTTTAGCTTTTTTATCTTCTTTTTCTTCTGAAGCTTTTAATTCACCAAATAGTAATTTGGACGCACGAGTTTGTTCAAATTTTGGATCATTAGTAAAACTCTTTGCTTCATCTTCGGTTAATGCATCCCCTTTATTTAATTTTACATGTGTTTCTTTATTAAAAGAATCTTTAAAAATTAATTGGACTCTACCAGAAGCAGTTTTTACAGCAATAACTTCTTTTACCAATTCTCCTTTTGATTTTCTATCTCTTGGGATTTTCTTTGATCTTTCAACTCTTTTACGGGCTGCGTCTTTGGATTTATTGTTAGATGCGTTACCAGTAGCCTTTTCTTTGGCTATAGCTTCCCCAGTAGTCCTAAAGGAGTCTGAGGAAGTGCGGGAGGCTTCGGTTAACTTTAAAAGATCTTTGAAGTTCATCTATCTTTATTTATCACTATTAAAATCCCCTTTATTGCTGAAAGGATTGTAAAGTATTAAATTTTTATGGCTTTTAGCTCTACCATTGCTAACTCGGTAAAGAGCCTTTGAACTTAAATTGTTATTTTTAGCAAATTCTCTAACATTATCTACAACAATTAGTTGTTTTGTGGTCATATCCTGAAACACCACTTGTTTAGTAATTGCAATCTTTTGTGGGAGGGCTTTTTTAACTTTAAAGTGGGCACCCTCGGTTGGTTTAATAGCACGTATTTCTACTGCTGTCCACCCCTTATATGTTTTACGAGTTCCATTTAAAAGATCACATATCTTTCCAGATGTCATTCCTTGTTCTTTAGCAAATTCTGCCATGTTGGTAAAGAATGTTTTTTCACCAGTATCGGCTCTCTTTAACCAATACCCGTTTTTTTCATCTTCTGGTGGAATCCATTTCCATTCTCTACCATTTTTTTTAAAAAACCCACCATGTTCTTGGGTAAATGCAGTTCTCTGGTGTAAAGCTCTGGAATTATCATTCATTTTAATCCAAAGTTTACTCCCACGAGTATTAATAATTTCTTCTAACGATTTTATTTTATGATATTCCATGGTTATTCCTATAACTAATTATTACATTTTTTAATTTCTTGACATATTTTATAGGTTTATTTTGAAATACCTGTGTCAAACCATCTTCACATGAAATAAGAATAGCAAAGTTTTCTACAATAATTCCAGTTCTTTCCTGAAACATTAATGCATATGCTGTTGCTTGTGTAAAATAACTTTCAACATCTTGTTTTCTTTTTTCTTTACTGCTTGCTTTAAAATCTATAATGGAAAGCTTACCATCATATTCAGCGATACAATCGGTCCTTCCAGCAAGACCTAGGGTTTTAGACCATAGTGGCGTTTCAATAGCAACTATATTTTGGATTTTGTCGAGTTCTGGTTTAATTTGATTAAATAATACTTTAAAATTTGGAAGCATATTATCAAAATCAAGTATTTCATTATTTAAATAACTTTCAATTAAACTGTGTAATTTAGTACCTCTAGCAAGAACTCTTCTACTTTCTTCTGGATTTTTTCTTCTCCATTCAGCAAAAAAGTTTTGTTTATCCCATCCTACAACCGAAGTAACACTTGGAAAAATGCCACCTGGGGTTTCATAAAAGCGTTTACCATCAACGGTAACTTCTTTTAATTTATTATCGATTTCTATTGGTTTATGTAAAAAGTTATTCATGAATACACATTCTGATAAGTATAACACACATTATATAAATTACAAATTTTATTATCTAAGTCTAATAGTACGGGCTGTCTGGTATAAATTTTGAAGCATGGCACTAATATCACCACCCTTCATTCTTTTTTGTTCATCGTCATCATAACTTCCACGACCACCATTATCATTTGACCCCATTGGTAAACCAGGTAAAGTTGGTGGTACTGGTCTACTTGGTTCACTTGGAAGAGTAACTTTTCCTGGTGGGGGAAGTAAACCACCTCCTCCTGGAGGAGGAGGAGTTGTTCCAAAACCTGTTGTTTGAGTTTGTTTTTGTACTACTGGGGCTTGATATGGAGCCTGTACAGGAGCTTGATATGGATTTTGTGCTGGAATTTGAACTGGAACTTGAGCGGGAGCTTGAATTGGAGCTTGAGCTGGAGCTTGATATGGGGCTTGTGATGGAGCTTGATTAGGAATAGATGGAATAACTGTATTTAAATTAATATTAGGAGAGCTTTGATTTAAATTTACTTTATTTTGAACTATCTTTGGAGAATTTACTGGAACCGAAGTTGAAACTTGCTTTCCTCCACCAACATTTGAACCAGCACTTGATTGAGCTGGGTTTGGAGCACTTGATCTCATTGAAGTACCATATGTTGGTGCTACTTGAGTTGTTCTAGTAGCTCTTGCCACCATATCAGCCTCAACGGAACTCATTCCACTAGCAGCTGGGGCATCTAATAAACCTGTAGCCATAATTGCTGCAGTACGAACTGGACTAGACGATGCTGCTTTAGCATATTGATTTGCTACAAAAGGAATAGCTGCCTTTGTGCCTCTAATAGCCAATCCAGGAGCTGCCATTGCTAATGGTATAGTAGCTGAAGCTGCGGCATTACCAAAAAGTTCTGCACCGGGAGATGCTTCTGTTCCTTTAATAGTATTTTCTGCACCTTGCATCAATCTATTATATGCAAGCATTTCCATACCACCTAATGCAGTAGCAGTTGCTGCTCTTCCAACTCCTAAAACAGATGGTTTACTGAGACCCATTGCGCGTAATGCTGATCCTCCAACACTTTTTGCAAGTCCAGTACCAGCAGTTAATAGTAAATCGTCTTTACTATTTTGTGGGTTGTCCATATGTTTTTCATAATATTCACCAGCATTATCTAAAAATTCACCTTGACGAATTCCTTCCCATGCAGGAGCAATTAATTTTTCATTCTTAGTATCTTTTTTACCACCAAATAAATCAGTTGCTGTTCTTGCTATCCACCCTGATTGATATCCTTGAACTCCACGTCCTGGAGCTTTTTGTGCTTCGAGTCTTCCGCTTGATCTATCTAAGATTAAAGGATTCGTAACATCACCTGCAATATTTGAATATTCATTTCTAGTTAATAAAGAAACAGATTGTGGATCTTGATCTAAAACTGTAAGATATGCTCTATCTATATCGTTTTTGGTTATCTTAGATGCTTTACCTGTTATTGATGCAGATAATTTTGCATTTGCTTCCGCTTCTTTTTGTACTTTAGCATCAAATTCTTTTCTTAATTTTGCATAAGATCCTGAAGCAACTTTAGCTACTGGAGAATCTTCATCTTCATTCAAAATATTTTGTTGATATCTTTGTTCTAAAAGATATTTTACAATTGGATGTAGTCTACGCATTATTATTGTCCTTTACGAAGACGTTTGATTTGATCATCAATATCGTTTGTACTTCCTGGAGCAATCGAAGGTTTAGAAGTACCTGATGACATAATATCTGACAACAATGATGTTCCATATTCAGCTGGCTGTACTGGACCAGCTACATCTGCATCACCAGCTTTTCCTGGTACTGCTCTTTGTTGTCGTCTTTCTTGTTCTCTTTTTCTACCCTGTATAGCTTGATCATCTAAGCTTCTTTGATTTTGTTCTCTTGCTCTTACATCAGCTCTACCAGCAGCAAGATTAGCATTATCACCACCTGTTGGGGTTGGTAAGAATGGTTGTGGTGCTGCTCTTTGCTCAGTACCACCTAACATAAATGGTACCTTTGGTGCTGGTGGACCCATTTTACCAGGTTCAATATATCCTCTAGATGGGATTCTAGTACTATTCTTTGCTAAAGATGCTGTGAGTGCAGCAGATTTATCTGAACTAGCCTGTAATCTTCCTTGATTTTCAAGAGAACCTTGTTGAACTCTTTCTTTATTAATTTGAGACATTACTTGTGGCATTACAGAAGCTTTATCTTTAGCAATCTCTTGTGCTCGAATTTCTGGATTATTTTGGAAATCGCTTAGTGCTTGAGCAGACCTATCCATTGTACGTGTAAGTCTACCACCTTCAGCTACTCGTGCATCACTAGCATTTCTTTGCATGTTTATCATGCTATCTGTTGACCCAGCAAGATCTCTAGCTTCAGCTGAACTATATTTTCCACCCATAGCTCCAGCTTGTCTGATTACCAAAGAACTGTCTTCTCTATTAGTAGCATCATAATCTCTACCAGTATTAGACTTAAATTCACCATAAGTCATATTGGTACCTTGAATCTTAACACCCTGCATTTTTTCTTTACGATCAGCAGCTTGTTGTGCTGCATCTGCACGATTTTGTTGATCTCTTTGAGCTACATCTCTTTTAGTAGCATCTCGAGATACATTAAATGTTGATTCAGTATCTGCATCAAAATAGGCTTTACTTCGAGTACGGGCAGCTGCTTCTTGTGCAGCTTGTTCTGGTGTTTTATTTGCACCAGCAAGAGCATCTATGTCATCTTGCATTTGATTACCGCTACCAGAAAGCTCTGAAGAAAGAACTGGTTTACCTTGCATACCTGCAACTTTACTTCTGATACTAGATTCTAAACCTGCATTAGGTTTTGAAAGTGATCCACCTTTCATCATTATCTTTGCTAATGCTAATTCACCAGCATCTTTAGCACTTAATGTAGAAGGATCTTGATTTGAAGTTCTGTTGATAACATCAGCTAATTGTGTTGACTGTCTTTCAGTATCTCGTTTTGCTCTAAAATTTCTTAAGTTTTCTCTATTTTGTGGAGTATCGGCTGGTAAATTTGGATTCTTTGTATCCATTTGTAATTTAGCTTGATCACCAACATTACCACCACTTGGAGTAGGTCCTTGCAACATAGAATCTTCTGGCGCACTGTTATATGCTAATGCTTCATCTTCTTGTGCTCGTCGTTTATTAATCCCGCGTTGCGTTTTTCTATCTTCTTCTTGTTTATTTACAGCAGCTACATTAGCAGCGTACTGCTCAGGATTCTCATCTTTCCATGAACCCTTTCCACTATTTGATCTACGGCTAGGACCACCTGTAGATGCACCGCCACCAAATGAGCCAAATGATTGTGCTTGTGCTTCTGTTAAGTTAAATAAATTGGATGTAATGTTAGGAGAAGACCCAACATTTCTTGGAGTTCCTTTTTTAATAGAACTTTCATTTAAAGCAATGAGTGGTAATACACTATTTTTTATATCATTTGAGATACGTGGTTGTACCAAGTCTTTGTCAACATAAAAAGGAGAATTTAATGACATAATTTTTGTAATGTCTTCCTTTAATGATGAGGCTCGTTTAACAGAATTGATGTCTGGATTCTTTGTTTTGGTTAAAAAATCCTTGACTTCCCAATAAAATAGTCTATCTTGTTTATTATCCATGGCTATGAAATATTTAGATTTCTATAAATACTTAAAAGGTATGAATAAACAGGTTCTCTTGTTAAACCAAGATAGTACACCCCTTAATATCATTACCATTAGTAAAGCCTTTAAATTGATCAGCCGAGACAAAGTTTGGGGCGATGTTTCAGATGAATTTATCGAAGTAGTCTCTGTATCTAAGACTATCAAAATTCCCAAAATTTTAATTTTAAAGTATTATGTAAAATTGCCTTATAAAAAAGCATCGGCTTCTCGGCAAAATATTTTAAAAAGAGATCAGTATTGCTGTCAATATTGTGGAAAAGAAATGAATAACAAAGATGCTACTATTGACCACATTATACCTACCTCTAAAGGTGGAGCATCTTCTTGGGTAAATATGGTAGCATCGTGTAGAGAATGTAATTTGTTTAAAGGTAGTAAAACTCCAAAAGAAGCAAAAATGGTTTTAAAAAATAGACCAAAAGAACCTTCTTATGGATTCTTGTTTGAATCTATGCTAATTACCTTTAGAAAGAAAAAATAATGCCCAATTATGCTTTTAAGTGTGAAAATTGTGATCATTGCTTTGATGAAATGTTAAATCTTTCAGATAGAGACATTCCATTGACACAACCATGTCCAGAATGTAAAAAGAAAAAGGTTTTTAGAAATTGGGGTGAGAGCAAGCCCATCTTAATGGCAGATGCTACACTTACTCCAACAAAAGCCATGGGTAGTCAATTCAAAGAAGTTATTGATAAGATTAAATCCAATGGTCATGTTCCAAAGAGGTTTCATGAAAAATTGGATAATAGCCTACACACAAATGCAGGTCGAAGACTACGTTAAGTTTTAGATTCTATCAAAGCCTTTAAAACATAATAACTGTCAATAACATCTGTAACAGGATTACTTAAAGTTTTCTGACCAAACATTGATTTTAAATCAGTGTTTGTTTCTTTACTGAAGGTCTCATACATTACCTGTTTATCAGCGTTACCTTTGCCTGTAGCGCATTTCTTGACCTTGGCTGGCTCTACGATGGTTACAGGAATGGCGTGCTTATAGAGCTTGTATTTGAGAAGACCCATGTTCTCTGCTAAATTGAATACTCTACCTTTAGCACCATATGCATAACCTTCCATACCAACATCTGCAGCACCAATACAAAGATTGGTTGCCCATTCTGATATTGTGTCAAACCGATCTACATCTTGTACATATTCTTGAAATGATTCACCAGTAATATTTGGTGCAATCTTATCAGCATATTTTTTAATATTGGTGAGATAATAGAAAAAACAATTATCAAACTTAAAAGTCTTGCGTTCATCAAATAAACATAAGCAAGGGCAAGTTATTGAATAATCGATTCCTATTAACATGGTATACATATATATTTATACCTCGGTCAGAGATGATGGTTCCTTAGTAATACGATGGAGTATACTTCGAATGTCCCCAAAAGGATTACGAGGATTAACCATCACCTCTGCCTAAAATATTTAGAATAAAAAACCCTTCCTGTTTAGGAAGGATTTTTATATTTATCTACAATTTCTTGGTCGTGTAGTTCAAAATGGCAGTTTGAACATAATAAGATACACTTATCAAGTTCATCTTTAACTCTTTGCCATGATACTGCAAACATTTTATTAGAATTTACTTCAAATAATTTTTTACTTGGATCTATATGGTGGAATGATAATGCCCTATTACATTTTGTATATCCACATGATTGGCATTTACCACCTTTATATTGAACTGCTTTTTCTTTTAATTTATTTCTTCGTACACTAACTAAACAACCTTGACAATAATTTTTATTGTGTATTTTGTTTTGTTTATTTGGAATTACATCTCTTAAACATCTTTTACATATATGCTGCATAACTCCTCGGACTGGACTCGAACCAGTAACCTGGCGGTTAACAGCCGCCCGCTCTACCATTGAGCTACCAAGGAAAGTGATTTACACTATCTGACATCCACCTGCACTACAGGCAAACTCCTTACCAACTTCTGTGTTATCTTCTGATTCATACTTCATCAGATCATTGAAGTTAACCTTGACCTTTGGATGTGCTGCATATGTTGCAGAATCAATTTGCTCAAACGGTGCCTGAGCATATGTATGATTATCACCACCCGGTAAGAATGCAATACCGGTTGCCATATCAAAGTTCTCCCACAGCCAATTACCTACTTCAAGGAATTCACTATCCTTATAGTTGACGGTAACGGAAGGTTTGTGATGACAGTAATGCTCTTGATATGTTTTCCACAGATCAAGATGATCAAGTGCACGAAGATCTTCTGTAGTAACAGTACCACGAGGAGCCTTCATTGCAAAAGTAAATACGGCAGTAGAAGTTGGGTTTATCACATCATCCTCGCACGGGACTCCTTGATCCTTCATCAAGTTATATAAAGGATCTTTCTTGTCCAACCGTATTCTGCGGAAATAATAATCCGCATAGCGTGGATGTAAACCCGAAGCTGAATCCACCAAGCAAGAAGTAGTGCCTTCTGGCTTGACGCAAGTGATTGACTTGCTAGGATTAATACCCAACTTCTCTGCCCATTTGAGATTTGTAGCCGTTGCATGGTCACGAAGATTCTCAAGAAGTCGAACTA